TGTTGAGGAAACCTATGGCGACATTAGTTACAATGGGCATGCTAAAAAAGGAAAGGAATTTGAAAATCAAATGACCAACTTTGGTATCCTAATGGAAATTAAAGGTATTGAAGATCCATTTAAATGGTCACGTAATGTAGTAGAACAACTACAATTTAAAGGAGAAAGCATAAATTCAGATGGAACATATAATGGTAAAGTAAATAAAGGTTTATTTTACTCTCCAAATAATACACGAACTCCAAGTTTAACTTCAGAAGGAGAATATGTTAAATCTAAAATTTTATTTAGTTTAGAACCATTTAAAAATGCTATGGGTGAATATGCTGATTATATAATGAACTTTATTGATGATATGAATAAAGTATTTGAGTTTGGTGATGATTTTGGAATCTATATACCGGAGGTAAAATATGCCGCGCCTGAGCCTTTAACAAATCATTCTGATTTATCTTTAATAGAATACCCAAATGTTCACTTTGTAGGAGACGCTCTCTCAGCAAGAGGTATAACAGTTAGTGGAGCACAAGCTATATATGTAGCTGAAAGTATTTTAAGTAAAATTTAATTTTAACGTCAGGGACGTATATTTATATAGTTAACTACCATGATTTATCACTAAATCAATTTCCAAATGTACACTTTGTAGGTGATGCATTAAGTGCTCGTGGCATTACAGTATCAGGTGCACATGGAATTTACGTGGCTGAATCAATTGTTAGGAAAGATGCACTTGAATGGTTAACACAAAACCCAGAGTATTGATATTTTTCGAATATTTATTATCAAATAGACTATAATGACTAAACAGCAATTACTCGAAACTATTCGTCGCGTCATAAAGCAAGAATTAAACGAGGCTTTAACCCCAGAAGAACAAAAAGAATTAGAAGAACTTGAGTATGAATTTACATCCGATGTTCGTCATGATTCTGCTATATCACCATCTTTATATAAAAGATATAAAGAACTTAAAGCTAAGGAAGCTAAAACAGATGAAGCTGCAGCTCCTGCACCATCTAAACCAAAAGAAAAACCAGGACCAGCTGTAGCACCAGGTAAACCAGGTGAAAAACAAAAACCACGTCGTCCATTAGGAAATCCTAGTGTAAAGCCTGCTCCTAAAGCTACTATGAGTGAAGCTGAAATGTTAGCTAAAATTGTTAAACGTTTTAAATCAGCTAAAAAAATAAATGAAAATGCTGAACAAAAATATAATTACGTTAAAACTAATAAATACGTAGATGGTAAAGCAGTAAATGTAGTAGGCTTTTATCCTGATCCTAAAGGTACTTTTACTAAAGAAAAAGCTAATAATTTATCAAATGTAAGCAAGTTTGATAAATGGGAAATTAAGTTTTATAAAAATAAACAAGAAGCCGAATTAGCAATAAAATCTAAAAAATAATGGCACATTTAGTAGAAGTAGAATATGATAAAATATTTTCAGCTAAAACAATGACTTCCCTAAAGGGCAAGTCAGGTGAATCATTACGTCAAATGCTTGGTAATAAATCATTGATGCAAACAATGATGCGCTCACAAGCATTATTAGGTGAAATAATTGAAGCTGAAGATGGATATCGTGATGAATTAGAGATGGTAGCTGCTCAAATGGTAACTGATGCTTATCCAATTGTCGACTATGCAAACATCAAAATTGATGCTAAAATAGTTAGTATGAGTGATTTAGATATTCCACAAGGTGGAAATAATGAAGTAAGTATAGACAACATACCTGCCGAAGCTGAAAAAGCCAAACGCCGCATCATAAATGGCATTACACAGGGCGCCTCTATTAGAGGTGCCTTTGGCTTTATGTTATTTAAAGAATATTTAGACCAAATCAACCCAGAATTAGTTGATAAATACGGAGAAATACTTAAATTAGCATTTGGTATTTACGATGATGAAAATGCTATTGCTATGATGTTAGCTGCCTTAGCACAAGGGCAAAAAATGCAAGGTGGTGAAAGTGAAATGGAATATGATGAGGAAAATGAGCAATTTATAATTAAAGCTCGTGCTATTTGCTTTCCAATGCTCGTTCACGAGATTGTAAAAGGATTATACGAGATTGTTGGTACAGAAGGATTTGGTGCTGATAAAGCTAAAAACCAAGCTATTGTAGGTGCTGTAGATAAGTTATCTAATGAACCAAACGATTTACGTTTTGGTAAATTCTTCTACGATGCTATCTCTAAAATATATAACGATAGCGATATAGAAGATGCACGTGTACGTGAATTATTCTTTGCTGAGGTGTATAAATTAGATGAAAATGATTTCTTCTCATTTGTAGAAAATGCTGTTAATGATGAACTAACACCTGCTCAATTAAGTTGGGCAACAGGTACAATGAAGGATATAGAAAAAGATCTTAAGAAAGACGATACTGGTTTAGAGGATTTGGATGAGTAAAATCTTCTTCATACCTTTAAAACTAAAACGATGGAAACAAAACGATTAGTTACAGCGGAAGGTACTATTGCTTATTATTTAAATATTAACGGTGTTAATAAGCTTCATAATATTGATGGCCCAGCCTTAATTCCTAATGGTAATAAACGCGCCTCAGAGTATTATATTTTTGGAATTAAATATAATAAAGAACAGTGGGACGATAGGAAAAAAGATACTAACGGAGTTCCCTGGTATAAAACAGCAGCTGGTAAAGCAGCAGGTGCTAGAGTATAAGGATCGTCAAGATCCTTTCCTTAATTTTATGTTATGGAAAGAAAATTTACTAGGGTTTATGAAGACGATAATACAACAACTACATGGACATTTGATTTAGATAAATTTAAACAGGGTCCAATTGAGGTAGATATTAAGTATAAGGCTGGTGCTGAAAAACGTATTAAACAACGTGCTAAAGAGGCTAAGCAACAGAAAAAATTAGAGCGTCAAATGAATAAAATTAATAAATAATGAGAATAGGATTAGTAGGCACAATGAGTGTAGGTAAAACTACATTAGCTAAAGCATTAGGTGAAACTGATCGTTTTAAAGACCATGTTGTACAAACTGAACGTAGTAAATATCTTAGCAATTTAGGTATTCCACTTAATACAGATTCTACACTGTGCGGTCAATTTATATTTTTAGCTGAACGTGCTACTGAATTATTACAAAATAGTATTATTACAGATCGTACTATTTGGGATGTGTGTGCTTTTACATTAAGTGCTAAATCAATATTGGAGTGGGAAAAGCGTGACTTTGTAGTAGCAGCAATGAATCTTAAACAATATTATGATTATGTTGTTTATGTTTCACCTAATGGTATTAAAATGGAAGATAATGGGATACGTGAAACTGATATGATATATCGTAATAAAATTGATACTGTAATTCAAATGCTGTTAAATGAATATACACCAACTAATTTAATAACTGTTAGTGGCAGTACAGAAGAACGTATTACTACTATTATTTCTAATATTAAATAATATTTATGGACATAACGACTAACGAACTGAAAAGTATGAAAGCTAAACAACTCCGCAGAATGGTTCGCGAAGCTATTCAAGAAGTATTATCTGAAGATGCTAATAAAGTTAAAAATTTAAAACTTAAAGCAACTCAACTTCGTCAACAAGCTATTGATGCTGAACAAGCAGCATCTGCTGAAGAAGAAAAAGATCTTCAACAAAATAAAATATCTATATCTGAAAATGAAGTTACTGAATTAGCTCGTATCGCTAAAGGATTCCGTTTAGCTGATGAAAATTTTGATACATCTTCATATGCTACTAGACGTATTTCAGGTGTATCATTAGAAGATATTATTAATTATTTTCGTGAAAATCCAGGTGCTGATAAAAAATCATTACAAGTACAGTTTAACTTTGCTCGCCCTCAAATTGCTAATGCAATTGTAAATGCATTACTTGATGCTAATGTATTAGTAAAATTAGGAGCTGGTGGAGAAATTGAAACTACACCTGAACCAGGACAATTATCACCAACTAGAGCAACTGACCCAGAAGATTTATTTATGGGAGGTGCTGAAGATCCACTTGCAATGTATTTTGATAATGAACCAAATGCTGATGGATCTGAGGATTTTGAACCAGAAGAAGATGAATTAGAAAAAACTGAACCATCTACCTCATCTATGTCTGATGAAGATTATGAAGCATTTATGAAATATGATGAATTAAAACGTCGTTTAGATGCTACTAAATCTAATATTTTAAAGATTAGAAAATCTAGAAGTGCTGCTGGTGATATTACTGATAAACCATCTACTGAATTACAACGTTTACGTGATTTAAAAAAATCACTTGAAGATAGAATTAATGATTTAGTTACAAATTCAGATTATTTAAAAAAGAAACTTGCAAAAGATATGCCACCTACTCCTCCAATAGAAACTCCTGATGAAGAAGAAACATTAGAAGAAGGATTAGATAGTTGGACAATTAATAAAATGCAATACTACGCTGGTATTAAACCTTAATATATGAATCAAGTTAAAAAATCAGTTCAAGAAAATAAGAAAATAGTATGGTTAATTTTATTACTACTTTTAGGATTTTTTATTTATGGTTATTTTATTAATAACTACCATAAAAAAGAAATTAAAGCATTAAAATCAGAAATTACTATTGTACAAGATCAATTTGAAGAGGCTATTAACGAAAAAGAGCGTTTTAAAGATTCATCTATAATTTATGAATTATTAGCCGAACAAGCTAAAGATGATGTTAATATTTTTAAAGCTAAAGCCGCTAAAGAACGTAAAGCAAAAGAAGAGGCATTAGCTGCTCTTTATAACTTACCTAAAGATGTAATTGATACATTCTTTATTAATCGCTATATTAATATAGCTAAATCAGATATTGGTTTAGAAATTGATAAAAACACAGGTAATGAAATTATAATTGAATTAGTTGAGAAAGATCATTTAGTAAATAAATTAGCCACTACTGAAAATTTAAATAATACATTAGATGCCCAAGTAAAAGTATTAGAAAACTCACTTATATTTTCTAAAACATCCCTATCACATGCTGATTCAGCTATTAATTATAAAACAAAACAGTTTGAGTTATCACAACAAGCAAATAATTTATTAGTAGGTGAATTATTTATTCTTAAAAAAGATCTTAAAATTGCTAAAAGTAAAGTATTTTGGAATAAATTTATTAAAGGAGCTGGTGTAAGTATTGCTGCTAGTATTTTAGTCAGTTTATTAAGTAAATAATATCTTTTTTTAAGGCATTATGCGAAGAAGTAAAGAATTAAGCCTAAACGAAAGTTTAGGTTTTTTTGTATATTTATATATATGAGTCAACAAGCTAATATTAAAGAAATAATAAAACAGGAATATATTAAATGTGCAATAGATCCTATACATTTTTTTAGAAAATATTGTTATATTACTCATCCAATGAAAGGTAGAACATTATTTCATTTATATCCTTTTCAAGAAAATACATTAAATGATTTTAAAAAATATAGATTTTCAATTGTAAATAAATCCCGCCAGTTAGGTATATCTACATTAGTAGCAGGTTATTCTTTATGGACAATGATATTTAATAAAGATAAAACTATATTATGTATAGCTACTAAACAAGAAACAGCTCGTGGGATGGTTGAAAAAGTACAGTTTATGTATGAAAATCTACCTTCATGGATTAAAGGTAACCAAAAACCAATATCAAATAATAAACTATCATTTCAGCTAGCTAATAACTCTAGAATTATAGCTACATCAGCTGCCTCAGATGCAGGTCGATCCTACGCCGTATCTCTATTATTAATAGATGAGGCAGCATTTATTGAAGGTATTGATAAAATTTATACAAGTATTAAACCAACTATTGCAACAGGAGGAGGAATTATAGCATTATCCTCTCCAAATGGTACTGGTAATTGGTTTCATAAAACATATAAAGAAGCTACAATAGGCAAAAATGACTTCTATCCTATTGAGCTAAAATGGAATTTACATCCTGATAGAGATGAGGCTTGGGAACTACGTGAACGTGCAAATATGTCGCCACGTGAGTTTGCTCAAGAATATGATTGTGATTTTCTTGGTTCTGGTAACTCAGTAATTGAACCTAATAATCTATTATTTTATGAACAAACATACATTCAGGAACCTGTCGAGCGTCGCTTTATGGGTGGCGACTTTTGGATATTTCAGTATCCTGACTATACTAGGAATTACATTATTAGTGCTGACGTTGCTCGCGGTGATGGTTCAGACTATTCTTCGTTTCACGTTATTGATGTGGATGCGTGCGAGCAAGTGGCTGAATATAAATCTCAAATCGATACTCGTTCCTATGGTAATATGCTTGTATCTGTTGCTTCTGAATATAATAATGCTTTACTTGTGGTTGAAAACGCAAACGTGGGTTGGGACGTCGTTAATACAATAATTGAAAAAGGATATCAAAATATGTATTATTCACCTCGTACTTATGGTGAAATACAAATGGATAAATGGATAACTAAAATAGGTAATGATCAAACAGTTCCTGGTTTTACTACATCAGCAAAAACAAGACCACTTGTTATCTCTAAAATGGAAGCGTATATTAGAGATAAAGCATTCATCTTTCGATCTAAAAGATTGTTAGAGGAATTACGTGTATTTATTTGGCAAAATGGTAAAGCATCTGCTCAATCAGGTTATAATGATGATTTAGTAATAGCTTTAGGAATTGGATTATTTACTAGAGACACAGGTATTAAATTTGCACAACAAGGTATGGATTTAACCCGGTTATCTATTAATAATATATCTAATGGTCAAAACCCAGCAATGCTTCCTCCATCTTTACCAAACGGTGCATCA